TTTTGAGCCTGCCGCTGTGGTGTGAGCCATGATGATGAACTTAAGCTCAACATGCTCCTCACTGGGATGAGGGATGATCCATTCACAAACGTCTGTCATTGTGGTGAGCGAGAAAGGCCAAACATCATTATCCCAAGCTTGGGTTAATACGTTGCCTGTGCCCACATGAGCAAAAGCGTAATTACTCATGTCTCCCAGTCTGCTCGCCTCTTCTGATCGAATCGTCAAGCCTGCTGTTGTCCTCGCTGGATCGACTAGCACCGGCGGTGAGGTGAATGAGTTACTCATAGATGCTCAATCTCCATCTGCACAGGAACGCGCCGCTTAAGCCTGCTGGGATAAACCAAGCCAAACTCAGAGGTTAAGAGTGATCCTCTGATCCTTCCATACTCACCATCATCCTCTGATGAGTAGAGGAGGTCATAAGCTGGCTGTGAGGCTGTGACCTGTGCTGACCTCAGCGAGCGCCGCGAATCACCCCAACCTTGATAAAAGTTCACTCGCTCACCTGAAGAGCAGAGAGGGAGCCAGCGGTTTGAGAAGTGACGGTAATCACTCACCTGATCTAATAGCGCGTCAAGGTCAAAGAGGAGTGAGCTGACCACATAAGAGCCGATATGGTTAGAGACATAGCCACCGCCAATGAGCCGGCGTGATTGGCTCATATTCTCAACGTTGAGGTGATGGTCTTGATATGGCCTCGATGGGATCAGTACGCCGGCAATCTTATGAGTTGAGGTCAGGGTTGAATAGCCGCCAGATGTCGTTGGCGTCTCGTCACCCTCAAAGCCTAGCGTGTCTCTAAAGGTGTCGCTGTTCCATGTGATGTCACCCAGTGAGCTCAGGTAGTAGCAGCGGCAATAGCCATCATCAGTCACTGACCAAGTAACGCCCACATTGCTCACCGCTGTCTGATCGAGCTCTTCAATGGTGGAGAGGCTGAAGGCGTCAGCATCGCTCACCGCTGAGCGGTCTCTCAGGAAGACGGTGACATCTTGAATCTGGACTTTTGAGAACGCCGGCCAATCAAATTGAGAAGCGCCGCCGGCCTTGGTGATTCGGTAGGTGACGTTGGTGAGGTCGAGTAATCCTCTGGTCCAGTCATGTGGAGCGGTGACCACATAGTCAGACCCTACCAAGGTGGCAGAGATGGAGGCTGAGCCAAAGCCTAGCGCGTCATTTGACCCGGTGAGCACAAGCGAGAAGTCAGCGTCTGACTGAATCCTAACCTTGTCATCTTCAGTCAAGCTCACGCTCCACCCTGACCCAAAGGTTGCTGAGCTCTGAGCCTGTGATGTCGCTGTGTTATTGGTTGCGCTGGACCGCCCGTTGAGCAGGAAGAGCGCGTCTTCATACACACCTTCACCCGCTGAGAATGTGGGAAAGGTGATGGGGCTCGCGCCTCGCGTGAAGAGCTTAACGCCGCTGAGGTCTCTCAGGTCGTACTCAGTGAGCAGCCCAAACTGAGGAGCAGGATTATTTAAAGGCATTGGTCACACTCCCATGAAGCGAGGAGAGCCCCGCCGCTGTCGGTTCATCGTTCTCATGATCTCACTAGCCATAGCATCCTGAGCAGCTCTCTTGGTGTCGTAGATTGTCGAGTTACCAAAGTTGATATTGAACACCATCGAGGTTGACTCAGCCCTCTCCCTCTCTGGCGCTGGCGCTGTCTGTGGAGCTCCAGAAGGTGAAGCGCCTCGAGCTGCAACAGACGCTCCACCACCACCGCCACCACCGCCGCCCAAAGCAGCGCCGGCTGAACCAGCCACAGCCGCCGCCGCGCCAAATATCCCAGATGCGATGAAGTGATTGGAGGCTAGTGCAGGATTCAAGAATAAGGCCGCTGTACCTCTTGCCAATTCCATGAGTGACTCAACACCGGCTTGACGTCCCAACGATACGAGAACCTCTCCAATACTCTGGCTGAAGCTCTCACCGAAGAGGGCAGCATTATAAGCGCTTTCTGCTAGACCTTGACTTACTGTTGACGTGTATTGGGCCAACGTCTCAATCTGAGTCTTGACTGACCTCTCAGTGATCGCGAGGCGCTCAGCTTCATGCCTCCTCTGAAGCTCAGTGAGCTCCTCTTGTGAGTGCTCTGCAAGCTCAACCTCTCGACGGTATTTGAGGTCAAGTAGCGTCAGCTCTTTATCAAGTCCGTCCTCCATCATTCGAGCGTCGAACTCCAGACTGCTCAGGATAAACGCTTGACGCTGTTGAGCTTTTCGCTGTTCCTCTTCAGCGGCCACCCTCGCCGCTTCTTGTCTCTTGCGCTCTTCCTCCTGCACAATCACAGTCCGCCTATTTTCAAACTCAAGTTCAAGCGCTGTGAGCTTGCGCTGATTGTCACCGGCGAGCTCAACCTCTAGGTCATACTGAAGCTGTAAAACCTCAAGCGCTCCTGAGCCGCTAATCTTAAGCTGCTCAATCTCTGCCCTTCTAATCCTTGCAAGCTCAGCCTGCTTCAGCCGCTCTAGCGCTAGCTCTTTTGCTGCTCTGGCTCTCTGGTCAGCCAGCCGCTTGGCTTGCTCAGCTCTCCTCTTGTCAGCGGCTTTCTTATTAATATCATCAATCTGAGCTTGGAGGCGTTCGCGCTCAGCCGCTATAGCCTCGTTCTTGGCTCGCTCAGCCACGTCCTCAATCTTGTTGATCTCTCTAACCTTGCGCTCTGAGGCTGTCACCGCTGTGACTATCTGAGCTTCAGCGCTGTCTTTAACTCTGGCGAGCCTATTAACCTGAGCTTGCTCTAAGAGCTGCCGCTCTTTCTCCTCAACCTGTTCTCTGAACTCAGGAGCTTGCTTGAGAAGCTCTTCTTTTCTAGCTTCAGCTTTAGCGAATTCAGAAGCACCCTCTTGAGCCAAGCCAATGGCGAGCGCTGAAGTCTTATTGACTTTAGCCTGAAGCTTCTCCTGAGCCTTGAGCTTAGCCTCAATCATTTGAGACATTCCAAGAGTAGCCAAGTCTCCAAAGGTAGCGCGAGCTCTTTCACTCATCGCTTTTAATACGTCAATCTCTTGAGCCAAGAGATCAATCTGAGACCTTCGCTCTGCGTTTTCTTCTCTGATGAGCTGAGCGCGCTCAATCCTAAATTTGGCCTCTCTGGTGAGCTCATCAAGCTCTCTAATCTGCTCAGCGTTTAATTTAACCTGAGCAACTGCCAACTCTTCAATAAAAGCGGTGAGCTCAGCAGCCGAAGCTTTATAAGCCTCAGTCCTAATCTCAGCATCTCGGCTGGCTCCAATGTAATCTTGAAGAGCATGATAAGCGCTGGCGATAGCAACAGCCACAGCCCCAATCGGCCCAATCATAGCAGTGAATGAACCGCCGGCCCCCTTTGCCGCTTGGGTCAATCCCGTCATTGATGAGGCTACACCACCAACGCTCTCACCTAGTGAACCTAGAGTCTCATTGAGCTCTCCACCCATAGCACTGACTGAAGAGCCTAAAGCGCTGAAGCCCTCACCAACACTCTCACCGGCCTTCTCTAATTTATCGAGCCCTTTGAGCGCATTCTTGTCGTCAAGGGTGACTTCAATTTCAATTTCATTGGTTGCCATAACTCTCCCTCATCGCTCTCTCATGAGCCCTGATCTGAGCTGACTCTGAGTTTATGTGTAGGGTCTCGAACGCTTCGATAATAGCACAAGTTGGTTTAGGATATGCTCGCTCAATAGAAAGAAGGCCAGACTGGTGGCGACGATATGAGACGATGATGCTGGCCATCCTGTTGGCTCCAGCCACCGGGCAAGACCTTATCTTTAAATCGCTGAAGTCCTCGCCGCTGTCAGGGCAGACCCTGAAGCCCTCAATAAAGCGGCCTTCTTCATCCTCTTGAACAAGTGGCAATCCCTGTTTGAAGGGTCCACCACATGAGCCGCGCTGAGCTCTCAGCTTTGGGTTAGCTCTGCATTGGTCGCAACTCCAAGCGCGGCCTCGAGAGTGACCAAGCCACACCGAAGCCGCCAGCGCTATTTTCCCTCAATACCTAGCAGACTGATTCTCTGAATGTGAAGGACCAACTCTGAGATGACTTGGACTCTGTGACTGTCTGGCCTAATCATGTCGAGCTGTTCAACGCTCGCCGCCTCGCCATCAATGTGAACGAGAGCGCCTCGAATCATTTCAAGGTAGACCCTTGATAAGTAAGCTTGATATCCAGCCATAGCCTCACGCTCATCATCTGATAACTCATGATGCCATCGCGCTCGCTCAGCTGAATCGCTTGGAGCTTCAGACCAAAGCAGCCGGCCCAGCTCTGACCGCTGAAGAGCTCCAGCCCTAACTTCAGCCTGTTCCCTCTCACTCGGTGAGAGCGCCTTGAGCGTGAAGCAGGTTGCATCCCCACCAACTGACTCAAGCGCCTCGATGTCACCCGATTCAAGATAGAGCTGTCTCTGGGTGTCATCACATAACACCTCTGGATCACAGGTCGTCACCACTTCAATGGTTTGAGACGAATCAGTGAGAAAGCGCAACATCAGACACCAAGCCCCAATCTAAACGGTGAATTTCCAGCGTTGCTCTCATAGGATGCTGTTGTGAAGTCTCCAGCATAGCGGCTCTGTTGATAGGTGAGCTGCTGCCTAACGATATCATTACCGCTCACATCATAAGCGCTTGGGTCATTGGTGAGCTGAGCAGCCGGGATCATGATGGCGCAACCCTTGCCATCTGCAATTGGGCCAGTCCCAACGATGACTTGACGGACAGTACGATTAAAGTAATCGTTCGCGATTGTCGTGTTGACCGTTGAGAGAGTGAGGCTCAGCTCAACTGATACGTCGCTAATATCCATACCGCTCATTGCTAGGATGCTGTTTGAGTGTCCCAGTGGTGTGAGAGTGTTGGTGAGCGTCAACGTGAAGTCTTCACAGTCCAGCGCGATTCGCCCTTGAGTCTCTCCGACTGTGCCATTTGAAAGGCTTGCCGGTGAGCCATCAGAGATCACGACATATGAGCCCCTGAAGAATGGAGGAGACCCAGCGTTATAGGTGGGCTCAATTGGACCCACTGCGCTGGCGTGGTCGTCTTGGATGAGCGCCGCCTGATAAGTGAACTCTCCCATAAGCCGGCCATTGTCGAGCGAGATCGAAAGACTCTCGAGTACACAGCCATAAGCGTAAGAGCGATAATTGACGCCATCAACGCGAAAGCTCAAAGAGTGATCTTTGGTCCCTGTGTCGTTTCTAGATGGAACGTACCAAGTAGCCAATGAATAGAGCGTGGGCGTTCCAGTGAAGCCAGCGCTGAAGGCCGGTGAAACCGTAACATCACCACCAACATCATTATCAGTGATCGCTGAATATTCAGCGCGCCCATTGAGCTCAGCGCCAATTAAGCAGCCAGTGTCAGCGACTGCATAAGATGAGGTTGGGGTGAACTGGTTAACGCTAGTGATAGCGCTCGCCGCGTCACCATCAACAATAGAGGGCAGCTGATTCTTAAGCCCAGCGCCTAAGAGGTGGCCTAGATAGTTAGAGGCGTAGGTGTCAGCGCCTGTGCCTATTGTGGTGAGGTCAACCCGAACCACTACTTGACCAGTGCGCCGCCTCACTCGACTGCCGCCGCTCCATACTGTGTCAGGCTCTGGTGGCACAAAGTAAGAACCGTCTCGAGCGTCGTTGCGCTCTGAGGCTACCACCTCGCCGGGTATGATGATGGGGTCACGCTCACACGGGATTGAGGTATAGGTGAGCCCTGAATTATCAGGGAGACCGGTGGAGCTGCTGAGTGAGCCAAAGCTGCTCTCTTTCGCTACACTGATTGATCTATGAGTGACTGTCATGATTAAGCCTCCAAGTAGAGCAGGACAAAAGGAAGGGTCAGGATAAATGCGCCGGTATCATTGACCGCGTCAACCGGCGTTAAGATTGGCGCTTCAGGGATCACTGAGACAATCCCAGTATTAATCAGATCATACTCTGGCCCCTTGAGCTTAACGAGTAAACTCTCGGCGTCCTCTGAAATCATACGCTGTAAATAGAGCGCGTCTCTGGGGATATCATAGCGCACATTGAGATTTATGGTTGAGCGTCTGCGACCTGAGAGGCCGGCCGCGCCATCGTCCTCAGTAAAGCCAGAGATGTCTAGAGTGAAGAAGCGTGTTGAGTTCGACCGCTGAGTTAATGGGGGTGTGCTGCCATCTCCTCGAGCTAAAGCAACGAATCCATGATGAACGTCTCTCTTTGGGGTCACGTCCATAATCATGCCCTCTAGATGTGTGAGAGCTGCCGCGATTCCTTGGCTCATAGCTTGCGCCTTAATTCAGCTTCTGCTGAGTCCATTAACACTTCAATATCATCAGGGCTTAGCCCGATAAACTCACGAGTCTCATTGACCGCAAATCCATATTGAGCATGTTTGGTGAGGCCAATGGTAAAGCCTGAAGCTGTGGCCTCTTTGACTACCAAGTTGTTCATCATGTTGCCGCTCAGGACCAAGTCAACTTCAGCGCTGTCAGTGCTCTGTCCTCGCCTCCTGCTCTGGTTCTTATATTGCTGATAGCCGCCCTCATAGTAAATGCTCTTGCCTGTTCGACTGGGCCGGCCGCCCTTTGGTTTGAGCCGCGCTCCTCGCTTCGCCACATAAATGGGAGTTGTGCTGTAAGGCTTAAAAGGCTTGCCATTGGCGTCCAGCCCTTTACCTGTTCTGAGCTTGATTGATGCCAGAGTATTGGAGGCCAATCTCAAAGAGTCTTGAGAGGTCCACAGTGAGCGAGGCAAGTTAAGATTTACTCTAGCTGCCATCAGTGCCTCATCCCTCGCGTGGGTGTGAACCGCGAATCATTGGCGCTCTTGACGTAGCCGCGCCAGCTCGCTCTGAAGTCGGTTGAGCTGCCGCCGGTGCGTCTGAGGTCAATCTCTCCCTCATCAATAACCCCATCACCATCGAGGTCAAGAGTGACTGATCTAAGAGCGACCTCGAGCAGCTCCTGACACCTCGCTCTCATCTGTTCAGCGACATCAAGCTGAAGGGCTGACTCATACACGAGCGCCGCTGTACAGTAGGCGTGAGCGCTCATGAAGGAGCCTTGATTAAAGACCTCATCCTCAGTCACGCCATCAGCAACCACATGATCACGGATAGCTAAGATCATCTCATCAAGCGCCGCGTTGATCTGTGGCAAGAGATCGCTTTGGCGCCTTGGGACCATGTCAGCCAACTGGGGGAAACGATCAACGAGCTGATCATGATTCAGCCCAGTGTCAAAGGGTCGCGGCGTTACCTTCAGAACTCCACACTCAACGACGTTCGAGCCGGCCTCTGACTCATAGGCGATCTTGTAAGGATAGAGCCCGGTGACCGCGTTGACCGCTGGAATATCAACAACCGCTGAAGCAAAGTTAAGCGTAGCGGCTGAAGTGAGATCAAGCTCTCTTGGTAGCGGCTCAGCGAGAACAGCGGTTGAGCCTCCCAGCCTGCTGACCTTGACTGAGTACCAAGTGTCTCGAGTGGTAGTCAGGAACGCTCTGACCTCATCACGCTCGAGCGCAACAGCGACAGGAGCAGAGAGCGCCAGTGTTCTTCGATCAGTGGCGATTGTGGTTACGCTCACATCAGCTCTCTGCTGAGTCAGAACGCTAGAGAAAGGCGTGCTGAATTCAACGGTCAGTGTTGCGCTCCCTGTGTAGGGTGAGCGCGGGTTCCAGATAAAGTGAATCACTTGACCGGTGGGTGTCTTCCTCATCGCTTGCCTCCTTGGTTGGCCTTCCTGATATCTGCCGACTTCGCGACATCGAGCCCAGCGGAGTCAATGAATGAAGCGGTCACTGGGCTCCAGCTGTGCCGGCAATTATAGCCGCCGCCGCTGGTGATCACTGGGAGGCCTTGCCCATTGTTCAGCTGACTCATTTGAGCACTGGTCACCACCTTGTTCACCAAGGGTTTACAGAAAGCTCTGGTGATTCCGTCCTGTGGTCCAGTGTATAAATAATGATCGAGCTCAGCCGCCACAGCTGCAGCCGCTGAGATTGAACGCCCATATTGTGAGATCGCTGTCTTGACCTCTGTGAGCTGGCGCCCTGTGCTTCGAGTGAGTACTAAGTTTAGATCACTCATGATAATCTCAGCTGGAACACCAACTGAGATTGAGGTGAGCGCACTCCTCACCGCTTTCTTTGTGTCTGGGAGAATTACATCCTCAAAGACCTGAGGGG